GTCCAAATACTATCTTGAACGCAGGTGCAAGGATGAGTTTTCTGCTAAACAGAGCCTTGATTTAGGCGGAGGCATCGGAATTGAGATTAAGCTCCCTGAAAGAGTGGATGAGTTTGCAGAATAATATTATTGATTTGTCCACTATGAATCCAAAACAGGAATTGTTTTTTAAAAGCCGTATTAAGTTTACGGGGTATGGTGGTGCCAGAGGCGGAGGTAAATCCTGGGCAGTACAGAGAAAGGCTGTTTTGATGGCTTTACGGTTTAACGGTATTAAAATCCTGCTTTTAAGACGAACATATAAAGACCTTGAACGAAATCATGCAAGAGAACTGCAGACACTCCTGAAAGGAATTGCGACATATTCAAAACAGGAAAAAATGTTTACATTCCCAAACGGAAGTATAATTGAGCTGGGTTATTGTGCTGCAGAGAGTGATGCTCAGCAATATCAGGGTGTTGAATATGATGTTATATTCTTTGATGAGGCAACTCAGTTCACCGAGGAGCAATTCAGTATGATATATCCGTCAGTCCGTGGTGTTAACGGTTTTCCGAAGCGTGTATATATAACCTGTAACCCCGGGGGCGTCGGTCACGAATGGGTTAAGCGGCTTTTTATCTCAAAAAAATACCGTGACGGTGAAAATCCTGAAGATTATATTTTTATTCCTGCAACGGTATATGACAACGAGGTCCTACTTGAGAATGACAAGGGGTATGTGAAGATGCTGAACAGCTTGCCTGAAGGGTTAAGGCAGGCGTGGCGTGATGGTAATTGGGATATGATGGCGGGGCAGTATTTTACAGAATTTGACCGTAGAGTGCATGTTATTGAGCCGTTTGTTATTCCTGATAATTGGAAGACATACAGGGCAATTGACTACGGACTTGACTGTCTGGCTTGCTTGTGGATTGCTGTTGATGAAAGAGGCGATTACTATGTTTATCGCGAGTATGCTGAAAGTGACAAGGTTATATCGGTGGGGAGTGCGGATATTTTGAACTTGTCAAGCGAGGAAAGCATTATTTATACGGTTGCTCCTGATGATTTATGGGCAAGGTCGCAGGAGACAGCAAAAAGCAAGGCTGATATATTCAGGGAAAACGGCTTGCCGCTCTTAAAGGGAAACAGAAACAGAGAAGCAGGATGGCTTGCGGTAAAGGAGCTTTTGACAGTAAAAAACGGCGAAAGCCGATTAAAGATATTTAAAAACTGCACGGAGCTCATAGAGTGCTTGCCGGCGTTGCAGAGAGATAATAAAAGACCAACGGACTGTATGACAGAGCCGCATAATATAACGCATTTGCCGGATGCACTGAGATATTTTTGCTTGCAGTACATCAGTCCGGCGAAAAAAGCGGATAATCGGACACAATATGAAAAGGATTTGGAAAAATATAAAAACAAAGTGCTGCGTGGCGGCACAAGGAAAAGGGGTTATTATTGATATGAATATTAAAAAGCTTAGAAGAATTTGTGATGTAAGAGGCTGTAGAAACAGGGAAACATATTCGATTGTAAAAAAAGGCGGAACGGGAATGAGCGTTATAATCTGTGAAGAGTGTTTGAGAGAAGCTATTGCGGAAATAGAAAAGTTCAAAGCACCAGAAAAACAGGCTGAAGCTCTTGCCGATAAGACTGATACGGCTGAGAAACCCGTAAAAAAGCCTGCAAAGACAGCGACGAAAAAGAAGCAGGGTGAGTAATATGGATTTTTACATATTGTGCATTATTTTGATTGCAGAGCTTGCGATTCATCATTTTGAGAGGCGCGACCTTTACAACAGGATAATGAGCAAAGATATGAAAGAGTACAGAAAGCCTAAAACAAAGCCACAAAAGCTGAAAAGTGCTCATAAGGCTGCACTTGACAGATGGCGCGAGGTAGGTGAATAAAGATATGAAAAAGTTTAGATTTGCTCCGCCGATAAGAACGGTAACTGCGGCGGTCGGAAGTATTTTCGGCAAGGGAGCGGAAAGAGATGTTATAGATGTTTCGGGAGATGGCGAGGCTCTTTTTAAAGAGGACATTATATCAAATATAACCGAGGAGCTTGAGAAAAGGCGTAGAGAAAAGCTTGTGCTTGAGCAGCAGTGGACACTTAATGCTAATTTTCTTGCAGGAAATCAATACTGCGAGATAAATCCGTACAGGGGAGATATTGAGCAGCTTGAATCTGTATATGAGTGGCTTGAGCGAGAAGCTTTTAACAATATTGCACCGCTTATTGAGACAAGAATTGCAAACCTTAAGAAAATCAATTATATGATGAAGGTTAAGCCTGCCACAAATGAGCTTGATGATTACGCAAAGGCTGAGATTTCTACAAGTGTGCTGCAGCATATCCAGAAGGTAACTGATTTTGAAAGTAAGAAAAATACCATGATTTACTGGAATGAACTTTGCGGAAACTGTTTCTGGCTTAATTGGTGGGACAAAGACAGGGGCGAAAAGTATGCGGTTGAAACTGTTATTGAAACGGATGAGAACGGCACAGGCAGCAAAAAGGAGAGAGCCTTTTACCAGGGAGATTTGGATTATGGTCTGATTACGCCTTATGAGGTATTTCCTGAGAGTATCTTTAAGCAGGGAATAGAAAGCCAGCGTTCTATAATTCTTGAACAGGTGAAGTCGGTCGATGAAATATATGAGTTATACGGAATTAATGTTGAACCCAGTGAGATAGAGACATTTGAGCTTACGCCCGTTCCGATTGCGGGAGGGCTTGGACATGACAAAACGGTCATTTCCCTCGGTCGAAGAACGGCGAGTGATTCCGCAAAGGTTATTACATATTTTGAAAGACCATCAAAGCACCGTCCGAACGGACAGATGATAATTATTGTGGGCGAGGAGCATCTTGTATATTACGGCGATTTGCCTTACAGTCGTATACCGATTGTGCAGACGGTATGCACTGAGGCGGCAGGACAGTTTTTCGGAAAATCCGTAATTGAAAGGCTTATTCCCTTGCAGAGAGCTTATAATGACTGTCTTAACCGTATTCATGAGTTTATAAAAAGGGTTGCACTTGGAAGCTGGCTTATTCAGGAGGGGTCCGTTGATATTGAGGAGTATGAAAACGGAACTCTTGTACCCGGAATGCTTATGGTGTATCACGAGGGAACTAATCCGCCTGTGCCTGTTCCGAACGGAACTCTTCCTGCTGAGATTATGCAGGAGAGATACAATCTTAAAACCGATATGGAGTATGCGGCAGGGGTTTCACAGCTTATGGTATCGGGAAACGCTCCGCAGACAAGTATGTCGGGAACGGCGATATCCAACCTTATGGAGATTGACAACACAAGGCTGTCGCTGACGGGTGATCATATAAGAAACTCGGTGAGGAAGCTTGCGATTTTATGGCTTGAAATATACAAGAAGTACGCAACAACTCATCGTATCATAAATTATGTTGGCTCTAACAATATCGGTAAGGCTTTAGTTTGGTCGGCGGAGGATATAAACAGCTATGATGTTGATTACATTACCGAAAATGAGCTGCTTATGAGTGAAGAAATGCAGAAACAACGCTTTTTTGAGGCGTTTAATCTCGGGTTATTTACCGATAACGACGGCAGGATTCCTGAAAGGGTGAAGCTTAGAGCATTGGAATTTATGAAAATCGGTAATTACTCCGATATTATGAATTTAAACTCTTTGCAAATTCAGGCTGCACAGAGGGAAAATGTGTTTTTTGAAAACGGAGTTATCCCGAAGGTTTCGGAGTTTGATGAGCATGAAATACATATAGAGGAGCACCTTCGTTACATTTTGCAGATGGATTTTCAGCTGCTTAAAATGAAAAAGCCCGAATATGCAGAAGGTCTCGAAAACCATTTAAGAGAGCACAAGGGAGCAATCGCAGCAGAGGAACAGCAAAGAATGGCAGAGGTAATGAATGCTGCACAGATTATGCAGCAGAAATAATATTATTAAATAAAAAGGAGAGATAAAAATGCCGGATATTTTTGATGAGGCAAGAGAAAGGTCGGGAGAAATGCTTGCTGAGAACGAGCAGACACCGATTGAGGAAACACCCGAAATGACAGAAGAGGCACAAAGTAATGATGATGTA